AATACCTCCTCAACATAAAGATGGTGTATACATTTCTATGAGAGACCATCTCGACGAGAGACCATGGGTCTTAAATGCTGACATCATTCTCATAGAAAAGCAACCAGAACGTAATAAAAAGATGGTCTCTGTCATGCACTTCCTTCATGCTTACTTTATTATTAAGTGCCCCGAAGCTGAAACCATTCTCTACGACGCCCGTCACAAAATACCAGATGTGGCCGGCCCCGGGAAGGCACAGTATAATAAGAGAAAGAAGGTATCCATAGAGAGATGTGAATCCTTTATCCGTGATGGACCTACCAATGCACACTGGTTGCCCACCTTTCTCAAGTCTAAGAAGAAAGACGACCTGGCGGACACCGTCATGCAGGCACTTTCCTTCGTGAATAGAAAAGAGGTTACCCCGGCCTCAAAGAAGAAGAAAACAACAAAGTTGGTTCCAAGGAGACCCAATGAAAATCAAAAAGCTACAAAATATTCAAAATCAAATTTAGCTTGGATTTATTTGAACAAAGTTGATTGTGAAGTTTTGGAAAATAATAAAAGGTTCATGAAAGATTTGAAGAGATACTACAAGAATATTGGTGATATGGTTAAAGAATTAACTTAAATTTTAATTAATGACTGAACCCTCATTAGACACATGGATTACGATAAAGGATAATGAAAAGAAATATAGTATGCCATATTTCAGTTATCGCATATGTTGTAATCATAATGTAAATGGTGAACTTTCTCTCTTAAAATCTATACTTAAAAATACCCCAAAAGCTTGTATCTTTGATGTGGGTGCGACAGGGTCTTGTTTTCCCGCGGAAGTTGATACTGACACCACCGTACATTTATTCGACCCCGCTTTTATACCTTCTGGTGATGAATGGAAAAACAAACCCGAATATAAAATGTATAAACGAAACGTAAACTACGATGGTGAAAACATTTTCGTTAATAAAACTATTGTCGATGACGATAAATTTAGTATTTCGGAATATTGTTCAAAAAACGACATCAAACATATAGATTTTTTAAAAATTGATACAGATGGTCACGATCTTGCTGTGTTAAATGGAATAGGAAATGTAAATGTAGATATGATTCAGTTTGAATATGATCATTTTTATAGAAAAAAAGATATAAATATAAATGACATGTTTAATAATCTACCAGATTGGCATTTTTTCTACATTCTTCCAACGGGTTTAATTGAAATAAAGGACATGAGAACTGATTATATTTATACTAATATATTAGCAACCAAAAAGTTTCCCGATAAAATTATAAAGGATTTTGTTCCCATTATGAAAGATAGTGTGATAGAAACTCGTGATGTAGCCGAGTTTGTTCTTGATATTTTCTGGGAAGCTAACATACCAACCGAACAATTTAAAAACCTATATTGCTATAGTTTAAACGAACCAAACAAAATAGATGTGAAATGGAATCTCAAAGACGCATTATCTCGATATAGTTCTCTTTATGATAGATAAAGAAATAAACGGATAGATGCTTATAATGGAAAAAGTTTTGGATCATGGATTTGTTAGGCTCGTTGATTACATGCCTCAAAAAGATTTGGATTCGTCAATCGTACAGGCAGCCCGAGTCTCTTATGGAGATGGGACTAAGTCCACACGAGGAGACAGGGGTCTCATACGATACCTCCTTCGCCACTGGCACACGACTCCGTTCGAAATGGTCGAATTTAAGTTTCACATTAAGATGCCCATCTACATCGCAAGACAACATATGCGACATAGAACAGCCTCAATTAATGAGCTATCCGCCCGTTACTCCGTCGTTCCCAAGGAGTATTATGAACCAGACACTTTGAGGGGGCAGTCCCAAGTCAATCACCAGGGGTCAGAGGGTGTTGTCGATGTCGGGGAGAATCTCACCGGGAAGGTGTCCCAACACCTGACCCACGCCTTTGAGGTCTACGAGGAACTCCTAGAGGGTGGAGCCTGTCGTGAACAGAGTCGTGGGGTGCTCCCACAGTCTACTTACACAGAGTTTTATTGGAAAATGAACCTCCACAATCTCATGCACTTTCTCCACTTGAGGATGGACGGTCATGCCCAGAAAGGAGATCCGCGACTACGCCACTGCCATATATGACCTAGTGAAACCCCTGGTCCCTGTCACGATGGAGGCCTTCCTAGACTTCAGGGTCAATGCGATGCATCTCACGGGGCCCGAGATTGAAGCCCTCCAAACGGGGAAGACCATAGAGAGCCCTGGGGAGAGGAGGGAGTTTGAGGAAAAACTAAAGAGGTTAAAAATAAATGTCCCTACATAATAAATGCTTGCCATCGCAACTTCGCCAACTATTTTCGCCAGTAAAAAGGGCTTCAAGAGGCTCAGCAAAAAAATCAAGAAGGATCGGGATATGGACGTGGACAAGATCAAAGGTAAATTGAGTGATATTGTCCGCGATGAGCAGAGGAGGCTAAAGGAATACTACAAGGAACACGAGAAACTTGTCAAGAAGGATGAAAAGTCCAAGCCCAAGAAGAGTGTAAAGAAGTCTATCGATCTTTACGAAAAGTAAACCATATCGCACCCAATATAAACACACCAGCCAAGGGTGTATCGTGAAACCTCTCCGCCAATACAGCACAAATTATACTGTATTGAACTACCCGTATTTCCTGCCTCGTTTTAACCATCGACCGTCTCATAGATGCTCTGGATTTCTCCAAACCCAGAACAGCTGTGCTTATCTTCCCAATCTTCGAGGGAATCTCCGTCGTCTTCATAAACATTTCCCCCAAGTCGAATGATTCCAAGAACTGCTGTTGAATCATTGGTTCCAGGTAGGTGAAGTAATTAAACTCTGGATCCAACTGAATGCATATACCCTCTATGAGAGAGAAGGACTTTGCTAGGTAGACAAAACTTGTTGGTACGACGAAGGGTTTCTCCATAGCCAGCTCAGCGGCGAGTTCATCGTTTACGATAGCACCCCCATCCAGGGTCTCCAGGTACCCAAGGATGCTCTCAAAAAAAAGTTCGATGTCAGAGATATCCGTAGACGTTGGAACGATGACCCCCAGGCGTATTAAAATTTTCACTATCCCAGAGGTGTCCCTATTTACAATACAAAAGAAAAGGTCTTTGAAACCTTCTCTGAGTTCATCCGATAGTGGGATGACTAATCCGAAATCGTAAAAGACCAGCTTACCATTCCTCGAAATACCCAAGTTTCCTGGGTGTGGGTCAGCATGGAACAAACCCGCCTCCATGGTCTGTATGACGTATGAATTCACTAGGGCTTCACACACCTTTATCTTATTGATTTTTTTGTCCTTGATTTCGGTAATCTTATCTGTTGGTACATATTCCATTACAATCATTTCATTCGTACAGTATTTTTTATACACCCGTGGAATCTTAATCCATTCAACATCTTTCAGAGACCTCTTAAATTTGATCGCATTATCAACTTCTTGAATATAATCTGCTTCACCCAAAAGATATTTAATCGAATCATTGAGAACAAAGTCTGAACTATTCCCAGTATCAATCCCCAGAGATTGAACTATTTTTAGAATTTGTTTCAAAGTTTCTGTGTCGGATTGCATCGTATCATAAATACCAGGTCTTTTCAATTTTACAACTACAGGTTTCCCATTTTGGAGAGTAGCCTTGTGGACCTGACCAATACTCGCAGACTTAAATGGGATATCATCAAAGTCCTTGAAAATATCTAGATCAATCTGATCCCTAACTATATTATAATCAAAGGCGGGAACGTCATCTTGGAGAGATTCAAGTTCACGGGTAAACTCTGGGGGGTAGAGGTCCCCCCTCGTGGACGCAATTTGTCCTAATTTTACAAATGTTGGACCAAGATCGAGAAGTTGATCTTTTGTCCACCTTCCAAGCTCCGCTTTGTCTTCAACAAAACGCTCTTTCCATAAAAATTTGGCGGCAAACTTCCAAGTCTTCACCTTCTGTTGAGTTGGTTTGGGTAAGGGTTTTATTACAGTCAACATACCTATCATATGAAGATATTTTTAATGTCTACTAAGAGTAGAATGAAGATTCATATTATCGGCGCAGGACCAACCGGGATGTCTCTCGCTTGGGAGATTCTTAAATCAGGAGAAGACCATGATATAACTATTTATGACCGAAAAACTTCGGCTGGTGGTTCATGGTGGGAACCTGAGATCGATGTAAGAAATATTCACGCACATAGAGTCCTGTTTAACACCTTCCACAATACACAATCATTATTCGATGAAATGAATATAGATTGGGATGAAATGTTTGAACCAGTAAATGATCAGGGTGGTCGAAACTTTTTATTAAAGTCTTTGAATGTGAGTGACTATGTGTCTTTGATAAAACTTGTAATGAAAGTATTATTCCAACCAAGCAAGTACAAGGAAATAAGTCTTAAAGACTCTATAGGTAAATTAAGTGAAAATGGAGAAAAGTGTCTAAAAAACCTACCCCTTATAATGGATGGCGTAACGTGGAACACGATGTCTGCATATGAATTTATTCAAAACTTAAATCATGTGGCCCTAGCCAAACCATATACACAAAGAGTTTCAGGTAAAGTGATGGGTGATGCGATGGAAGAAGCACTCACAGAAGAAGGTGTAAATTTTGTCTTTGGAATGGAGATGAAAGATATCGAATACCAAGAAGATAGTTACAAACTCACATTTTCAAATGGAACTACCGTTGATGATGGACAATTGTTTCTGTGTATTGATAATAGTCCAGCCTTAAAAGTCCTTGGAGACAACTGGGGTCCGGATGCTGACAAAAAAGTTAGAGAAAGTACCTACGGAGCTATAAATGTTCTCTTAGATTACGATGAACCAATCACTTTGAAGTCAGATTTAGAAATTGCATCCGAAACGAAGTGGAATTTACAACCCAGAGTTTTATCAGACGGTAGAACTGTATCTTGTGTAATCTGTAACCTAACACGTGAAGTGCTATCAAACACACCAGAAATGTTAAAACTTGAGGTGATTGATCAGTTAGATATACCCTCCCCAAACACAACTAGAATTGGGTGGGGTGCGGATTGGAGTGAAGAAGATGGTTGGACCTTTTCACAATCTTCGGGGGTTCTCAGTCTACATGGACAACTTCCATTTTTCGGAAAATGTTCAAAAGTTGCGATGTGTGGGATGATGTCACCCAGAAATACACCTTATTCAAGTATAGAATCAGCTGTCGAAGTTTCTAGATCACTCAGTCATGAATATTTCGGAACTAGAAAACCAATTAAACCATCTACTTTGAGTCAACGTATATTACTTCTGACAATGATACTTATAGTTTTAATTTTAATATATCGTAATAGAAATCAATGAAGTTTTTAACTTCTGTGTATGAACCAATGTATGAATATAATAGTAAAAAGTATATTCGTATTAGAATTCCACCAACACTGGTGACGCGAATCAATGATACTCATATGAAAATGAATCACCTCCTCACGAATTCTAATATTGATAATCCTTTGGAAGGACATATCCTCAAAGTGAAAGTTCCATTTAGATATAGACGGGTCATGTGCGAAGTTAAGGGAAAACCCCTC